ATCATCCAAGCGCCTCATCGAGCAGAAAATCCAAGCCCTCGGAGTAGGCCCGCTGTTCCGCGTCCTCGACGACCGCATCAAAACACCCGGCGACGGCGTGATCGCCTTCATCGGCATGCAGGATCACACGGCCGAGAGCATAAAGAGCCTGGAGGGCTTCAAGATCGCATGGATCGAGGAAGCACAGACGCTTTCCCACCGCAGCCTCGCCCTGCTGCGTCCCACCATTCGCGCGGAAAACAGCGAGATATGGGCCTCCTGGAACCCGCGCCGCAAGTCCGACGCAATCGACCAGTTCCTGCGCCAGGAAAGGCCGCCCGGTTCAGTGGTCGTCGAGGCGAACTGGCGGGACAACCCATGGTTCCCCGAAGTTCTGGTATCAGAGCGGCAAATTGACCAAGAACGCTACCCAGAGCGGTATGATCACATATGGGAAGGCGGCTATGCCAAGGCGTTTGAAGGCGCCTACTTCGCCGCAGTCCTCAACGAGGCAAAGGCTCAGGGCCGTATTGGACGAGTTGCTGCTGATCCGCTCCTGCCTCTCAGAGCCTTCTTCGACCTGGGCGGAAGCGGAGCGTCAGCTGACGCCATGGCCATCTGGATCGTCCAGTGGGTCGGCCAGGAAATCCGCGTCCTAGACTACATCGAAGGCATGGGACAAGTCCTAGCGTATTACGTCGATGAACTGCGCAAGCGCAAATACGACAAGGCCATCTGCTACCTCCCGCACGACGGCGTGAACGCTAACGCCATCACCGGCAAGCGGTATGAAGACCATCTGCGGGAGGCAGGCTTCGACGTGCAGCCGCCAGTGAAGAACCAGGGCATGGGCGCCGCCATGATGCGGGTGGAAGCAGTCCGGCGCATTGGCCCGAAGCTGTGGTTCAACGAGGCGACGACAGAGGCCGGTCGCGACGCCCTGGGCTACTACCACGAGCGCAGGGACGACGATCGCAACGTCGGCCTCGGGCCGTCACACGATTGGGCATCTCACGCTGCGGACGCCTTCGGCCTGATGGCTATCTGCTACGAGGAGCCGTCTCGGGCGGCGGGCTTCGGCCGCAAGCTGGTTTACCAGAAACTCGGCATCGCTTGAGGACGACGACTGTTGATCCTTTGCTCTGAGGGGGTGGCCCAACGGCAGTTGCTGGGCTCATAATTGCCATCGTTGTCGATGCGATCGAGCGTTAACCCTGCAGGCTTTTCGCCCATGTCGGCAAGGAAGCTTTCGAACGAATGTCGCCAGCGAACACAGACGCTGATGCCACGCCCTCCATAGTCTTTCCATTTTGAACTGTTGGGATTGGTGCATCGCGTCATCATGTTTACCCAACAACTGTATATTGCAGGTCGTTGTCTTTTGCGTCCATATCCGTGCTTTGTAGCACGCGATCTTGCCAATTCGACGCGCAGACATCCACAGGATTTGGTTACATTGTTCCTGAGACTGCACTGCTGGACGATGGTTTCACGGCCGCAATCGCAGTGGCAGAGCCAGCGGCTCGGCTTTTCGTAAGCGACTGCGACGAGTCGACCAAAGCGCTGGCCTGTAATATCGATGAATGCGGGCATGGTGACCTCCGTCAAGGTTGCCGCGTCAAGTGGCCGGGCATCTCCGCGAGAGTTGTCCGGCCGCGCATTTTAGCACGAAAACCTGCGCGCGCGAGACCCTAATGAGACGCCTCTTGCAGCTCTTTGAGCCTAGCCTCAATGTCGGGTGGCAAGCTGTAGTGCGGCCAGAAAAGTATCTGCGCGCGAATGATAGTGCCGACATACTGCCCCGACAGTCCGTAGCGTTTTCCCAACTCTTCATAGGATGCACCAGCCAGATGCTCGCGCAGCATCTCGATGTTGCGCTGTTGCTGGATCTTCTTGGCGGGCGTGTCAGGGTGCATGGGGGGCATTATGCGTCTTCTTCTGGAGCCACTTTCTTACGGCGGTTTTCCCATCTGAACCCGATCGCCTTGTCCACCTCGTCGGCCTGGGCGCGCAGGTAGGCGGAGAAGGCGCGGATGGCGTCATCGTCGCCCTTGTTCATGTCGACGTTGAACTGGATGACGGTGTCGAAATCCTCTGCGTAGCACAGCGTCTCCGTGATCTGCATGCTGACTTCGTAACTGCCGTTATCCTCGTGCATGCTGATGCCGAAGTGCCAGTCTCGCATGGTGGCGAGCACGGCATTGATCCCGGCACGGCAGCCTTTCTCGAAGTCGCTATCGCCGGTCGGCTGGATGATCCAATTCTGGTCGCTCTCGGCCTCCAGGTCGGCGAGAAACTTTTCGCGGGCGATGTCTTCTTTGTCGGGCTTGCTCATGGGAGCCATTATGCCACGAAGACGCCGCGGCGCCAGCCGCTGCATCTGCCAGCGCTTGAGCCGCTATTGGCCAGCACGCTGGCACAGATTTACGGCCCTCCCGGCCACGCAAAACCGAGCCGAATGCCCAGCCTGAGCACTACGACGAGGGTTGGCCTGGGAGGGCCGCCAGTCACTACAAAAGGAGACGAGAATGTCTGATCCCAAGGAAGACGATACCGAGCCTGGCGGGGCGGGTCGTGGCGGCATCGTGTCTCCCGGCGGCACGCAGCCGAAGCCGACGGAAGACCCGCGCAAGGATAGCGGGCTGCATGACGCGCCTCCGGCGCCCAACCAAGATCTGCCGAAAGAGTAGCAATGCCCAAGCTTACCGTCTCCGAGGTGCAGGCCATCCTCAAGGGCGAGAAGTCCGACGCCCTGTCGGCGGCCGAGAGCAGCAAGCTCAGCGAGGAGCGGGCGCGGGCGCTCGACTACTACCAGGGCGACATGGCGCGTGACATGCCGGCCCCTGCCGATCGCTCCAAAGCCGTCAGTAGCGACGTGGCGGATGCCGTCGAGGGCCTGATGCCATCGATGATGGAGGTGCTGCACGGCGGCGACGACGTGGTGGAGTTCACCGCGACAGGGGCGGAGGACGAGGAGGCGGCGCAGCAGGAAACCGACTATGTGAACTATGTATTCACCCAGAAGAATAATGGGTTTCTCATCGACTATACCTTCGTGAAGGATGCTCTTCTGTCGAAAGTCGCCATCGTGAAGGTATATTGGGAAGACAAGGAAGAGTCCGTCGAGGAGAGTTACTGGGGCCTGCCGGAACCTGCCTATGGAATACTGAAGCAGGCGAAGGACATCGAGATCATCGAGCATACCGAGCGGCAGGGCATTCCCGGCCAGCAGCCGCGTGACGAGCAGGCGGGAGCGTATTGATGGGCAGGCGTAAGGACGAGCGCCATCATCGGCGGACTAAAGAGACGCTGATCGAGATGGTGCTTGATCATGAGAGGTGGCTCGACACCTGGGTCGAGGAGAACAGGCAGCTCAAGGATGCGCTCAAGCAGATGAAGTGTGAGCTGGACCGCGCGAAGCATGATCTGCATGTCTACGGCGTGCATGGCGACTACCTCAGCATGTCGGTGCGTCTGGAGGTCGCCCAAGCCGAACTGCGCGGCGCCAGAGCGGACCTGAAGATCCTTGAGGAGGCGCTTGCCGACAAGAAGGCCGGCAATCCCAATTGGGAGAACGTGGCCGAGTTGAAGATGCGCAGGGCGCGTCACTGATGGCGCTGCCTCCCTTCCCCATGCAATTCCCTCCTGGGCCTCCCGGCGCAATGCCCGGACCTATGATGACACCTCCTGGGCTCGGGCCGCCACCGCCGGGAGGCCCGCCAGGGCCGCCAGGAGGGCCAATGCGTCCTCTCGGCCCTCCGCAGCCTCCTGGCGCTCCACCGCCTCCAGCGGGCATGCAGGGGCCTCCAGGCCCACCTCCATCCCCGGGGCCAATGCCGCCAGCTCCTCCGCCCATGCCGGAGACGGTCCACGATGTGAAGATCTCACGCATCCGCAAATATGGCTGCGCCAGAGTCGAGAACGTGCCGCCGGAGGAGTTCGGCATCTCGCGGCGGCAGCGCTCCGTCATGCTGCGCGACTGCGACTACTGCTACCACGAAGTCAGGAAGACGGAGGCCGAGCTCATCGCGGCCGGCTACGACAAGGAGCAGGTGAAAGCGCTGCCCGATTATGCCGGCGACGGCGGGGCGGAGGAGATCGCCCGCGATACGGTGGACGACAATGCCCTGTCGGGGTCCGAGGGACTGAACAAGGCCAACCGGCAAATCCGCGTCACCGAGCACTACGTGATGATGGACTATGAGGGCGACGGCAAGCCGCGCCGCTACCGGGTGACGACGGGCGGCTCGGGCTCGGAAATCCTGAAGCGTAATGGCACGCCGGAGATCGTGCCGGACATGGTGCGCTTTGCCGCCATGACGCCG